ATTTGTTGATGCTGTTATGACAATTGATCAAAAAACGATGTACTACGTTTTAGCAATTAGCAGTATTAGCGAAGATGGGCAATTTACATACAACACGGGCGACATGTATTTTGGTGATCGCAAAATCACATTTAAAACAACTGGCAATACTGCCGCAGTTGCTGGTCTAACAGATGAAGCGGGAAACTATGACACCTCGGTTGCGTCTGGCGATTTAGTACAAATTTATTTGTATACATCGGATGCGTCTGGAATTATTACACCGCAAAACACAAGCGATATGCCTAACACAGTTATGGGCGGTGTTGATATTGACATTACATATAGGTGGCCGTCAAGCAATAGACAAATGAACGGGCTTGCATTTGCTATTGTTAAACTGACATATAGCCGTGAAGCAAATACAACGCAGATACAGCCAGTTACGTTTTACGTTAATCACTTTTTAAATGGTGCTGGAGTAGCAAAAGCGGGAGATGTATGGTACGACTACATGACAAACACTTTGTATGGCGGTGCTGTTAGCCCGTCATCAATTGATCTTGCATCTATTACAACTCTCAATACATATGGCGATGAAACCATTACGTTTAGCGGTGGCTCACAACCGCGCTATCGCATCAATGGCGTTATTAATACTGGTGAAAACGTATTAAAGAACGTAGACAACATTTTGATTGCCTGTGATAGTTGGATGGCATATAACACCGCGCTTGGTCAATGGTCGGTTGTTGTCAACAAAGCAGATGCAACAAGTTATTACTTTGACGATACAAACATCATTGGCGAAATCCGCGTAAGTGCAACTGATATTACAAACTCAATTAATCAAATTGAGGCACGCTTTCCGTACGGGCAAAACAGAGATCAAACGGGTTTTGTAAACATACAGACACCGCCAGAATTGTTGTATCCAAATGAGCCTGTAAACAAATACAGCATGACAATTAACATGACCAATAACAGCGTGCAAGCGCAGTATTTGGCTAATCGTATTTTGGAACAAGCGCGTGAAGATTTGGTTGTTAGTTTTAGCACAACATACTACGGCATACAAGTAGACGCTGGTCAAGTTGTATCGGTAACAAACGCAGACTATGGCTGGACTGACAAACTCTTTAGAGTTATTAAAGTTAATGAAGCGTCATTGCCTGACGGCTCACTTGGTGCAAAACTAGAACTCAACGAATACAACGCGTTAATCTATGATGACAAAGACATAACGGAATTTACGCCAGCCCCTAATAGTGGACTTGCCGCGCCTTCATATTTTTCTACGCTGACTGCGCCAACAGTTACATCATCTGACCCAACAGCAACAGTACCAACGTTTGATGTACAGATAACAATACCAACAGTTGGTCGCGTAACGTTTATTAATTTGTTTAATACAACAAGTGCAACGCCTAGCGCATCGGATTGGACAAGTCTTGCGGGATTTGAAAACCCATCATCATTGCCGTTTACTAATGGCAGTACGTTTAACTTCTTGCACAACTCATTGCCAGCGGGTACGTATTACTTTGGCTACATTGTTGGCAACGACATTAGTCAATCGCCAATTAGCGCATTGAGTACCGCGTTTGCATGGTCGCCAGTAGGCGTAGGACTTAACGTTGCAACTGTTTCACTTTATCAATGGCTTGCTACAACACCATCCGCGCCAACAGGCAATTCAACATATACGTGGGCAACATCTAGCAATAGCGGTTACACGGCATTCGATGGATGGTACGTAGCAATACCCGCAAATCCTGGGACTGCTGGTTTAAAACTATGGGCGGCAACAAAAAATATTAACGCACCATCGGGTACTGTTACAACAACAATAAACTGGACAACTGGAACATCAACTGCGGCAATTGCAATGAATGGTGCGGTTGGCAACTCTGCGCGTATTTGTTTTGCACGCGTAGCAAGTAACCCAACTCCTGTTAGCGGAAACATTACAACAAGCGGTGGCGCGTCTTTCCCAAGCGGTGCAGAATCGTTAACAACTTGGGGCTTTACTGCAACATGGGGAGCAAACGACCCTAATCCAGCAAGTACAGATTCACTCTATCAAGCGGATGGTATCTATGACCCTAACGCTGGCACAACTGTTTGGACAACGCCATACATTAGCAGTTTAAAAGTTGGCACGTTGTCAGCGATTACAGCAAACATGGGTACGCTTACATCGGGTGACATTATTGTTGGAACGTCTCCAGCAGTTAGCGGTACAACCATGACAGGCGTAGGCACGCATTTGTACAGCAATGGTAGATTTGCAATGGGCAACTCTACTACTAATATTACATTTAACGGGACAAGCGCATATTTAAACGGCTTTACAACAACTGCGCAACTTTACGCATCATCAAGCACAACGGAGTATTGGACTGCTAATACACAAATATACGATCAGTACACGGCATCTGCGCCATTGCTGACGTTTGATATAAATAGACCAATCTTTTTGTTGCTGTCATCGCAACTTGGTATTGGCGTTACTACATCTGGCAACTCCAACCCGCCAGCGTGCGTAACACAGCAAACGTATATTCAATATCAGTACTCAACTAATGGTGGCAGTACCTACACAGCGTGGACAACATTTGGCTATCCAATTCGATTGTCTGCAATCTCTGCAAACTACACCTCGATCTACGGCTTTAATCGTAACTTCTTAAATAGCGGTGCATTTAATTTGCAGTTTGATATACCAGCAAGCACAACAAATTTAAATTTTAGAATTTGGCGTAGATACATTGCATACGGAGATAACAACTGCACAACTGTTGGGTATTTTGGTGGCGTTGTAATACCTCCAAGTTACACAGAAGTTGAAACGTTTTATAACGCGGCAACTTTGCTTGCTCTACAAGTAAAGGCATAACATATGAATTACTCAACGCTTGTTTATCCAAAAGCAACGTCTATTGATTTTGTACAGCCTGATATTCCAACAGACTATTTGTATTCTGCGTTTCAGTCTGTGTCGTGGAATTTGACCAGTGATTTGGACATTGACAGAACGGAATTTTGGGCAAATGAAACAGGCGAATACACGTTAGAGCAAGCAACAGAACTTGCAAACTCTAATGCGTCTACAAGTTACAACTCGCAAAAGGCAAAAGCGTTGCTTGCGGAGACTGATTGGTCAGAGATTCCTAGCGTATCGGCATCGACCAGTACGCCACGGCTTGTTAACGTTCAAGAATATATTACATACAGGGTTGCATTGCGTCAGATAGCAATTGAGCCAACGGCTGGATATATTTTGTTTCCAACTAAACCAACATCTGTTTGGGCTTGACCACTAGGTTAAACTACGGCAGAATATAAACAAGACAAGACATTCGAACCTTGCGAGTACGCGAGGCGCGTAACAACCTGAGTACAGGGAAAAACTGTCATGGCATTATTTTCTAAAAATACCCTAACGCAAGTATCAGGGTTTGACAACCAGATCATCTCTGGAGAACTCGTCTACAACCAACGACAATATTGGAACTTGGTCATGGCGACCAATGGTGTGCCAATTGATTTAACTGGCGTTGGCATCGATGCACAAATCATTCGCAGACAAATATCTAATCTAGTCGACACGCGCAACGGCTTGAGTTTTGACATAGCAGATTACATTTCTGACCCACTGCCAGAAGCAGTAGCAATGACAATTACAAACCGACATGATGTGGATGGATTGTTTACTCTTGTAATAGATGAAGCAACTTGGGATGTAATAGATGATGACCCGCAGTTAGACATTAACGCGGTCGACTGCGTAGCGTTTAGCGGTCGCATCAAAATAAGTTTTGAAGCGGTAGGAGAAACACCCGCGCAAGACATGATTATTTTCTTGTTGTTCTTGGTTCGCTCAGATGGTGTGGTGAACTAATATGTCCATCCAAGTTACAGTCATCAACGAAAACAACATTGCCGTTGAAGTAACGCCAACGCCCAATCAAGTTATAAACATTGATCGAGGCATTATTGGTCCCAGCGGTTGGTCTGGTTATAGTGGCTACTCTGGCATAAGTGGCTACTCAGGTTTTAGCGGCATCTCTGGCTTTAGTGGCATCTCTGGCTACTCAGGTTATAGCGGTCAGCAAGGTACAAGCATTAATGTAAAAGGCGAAGTGCCAACAGTTGGTGATTTGCCACCAACAGGCAATCAAGTCAATGATGCATACATCGTTACCGCAGATGGTGATCTTTGGATATGGGATGGCTCTGCATGGTTTGATGCGGGTCAAATAGTCGGACCCCAAGGCTTTAGCGGGTACTCTGG